GCGCGGGTGTGGGTGCTATCAGTCATCGGTAGTCTCCTTGTTCGGGTGGTTCCTGGGGACGCTGATCGGGTCTACAGGTGGCGATACCGGTCCGTTGCTGGTGCCGTCATAACGTCGGAAATCGGCGGCGAGGATGGTGGCGGCGGACCACATCAGAACTGTTTCAGGGTTGAGCATCATTGGACCAGTTCGGGTTGATTTTTGGGGTTATGGGTAGTAACCCACTGGAGATCCTTTCAAGTGGACAAGGCACCGCACACCGGGACAGGGGTGTGCGGAACCTCGCTCACTCGACTGGTTTCAGTCTTAGGTGTCACTCCAGGTCAGTGCGTACTGACCGTCTACCGCAAAGGGCACCTCGGGGATGGTCCGAGCTGCCGCATCAAGCATGTACTTCTTACTCATCTCAATGCATGCCTCGGCTTCTTCCACAGGGACATCCCAGGTCACAGCGTCATGAACCAAGGCACGGAACCTCCAGTCCAGATCTGTTGTGGCCAGGTGATCTCGCATGTCCATGTAAGCGGTGAGCATGATGTCACTGGATGTGGACTGTGGAAGGAACGACAGAGCACTCCTTCGCACAGCTGACTTGTTGCGGTTTGTCACCACTTCGTGGTGGAAGTGGCGCCCAAACCTGGTGACGATCGGTGTGCCCGCGATACAAGCACGCATGATCTCCTCACGCCAGGCAGCCAGACCTTTGGCCTTGGTCAGGAACGTGTTCATGATCAGACGAGCCTGCTGGACACCAATTCCTAGTTCGTGTCCTACTGCGTCAGCCCCTCGACCGAACATGAGCCCGTACACCACGGACTTCAACGGTCGACGCCAGCGTTTGATCTCTTCTTCATCCTCAATGTGAGGGAAAATGTCCGAGGTCATCTGAGTAAAGATGTCTACGCTGGGATCGGAGAAAATGCCTGTCAGCCACTCGTCTGCCGACAGAGCAGCTGCCACACGTAGCTCTGCCTGGCTGTAGTCAATCTGGGCCAATACTCGTTCCTGCGGGGTCCCCTCCGGGCTGAGTTTGGAGGGGACGTACACTGTACGTAGACGCAGGTCAGGGGGGCTGTCTTCCTGTGTGGGCCAGTTTTGGATATTGGTTGGCCCTGAGGAAGACAGCCGTCCCGTCACTGTGGAACTGAGACGATATTCCGGGTACATCCGTGGCTCGCCATGCAGTGTGTTGTGGTATTTGACCACACGGTCGAGGTAGGTGCTGACCAACTTCTTTGCCGAGCGGTATTCCAGTAGTTTCTCGGCGAACTTGTCCCCCTTCTTGACCAGCTCGGACATTGTTTTCTCGTTTGTGGATGGAAGATCCACACCGACACTCTCGTAGACCTTGAGTACTTGCTGCCACGAGTTCGGGTTGAACTGTCCGCCGGGAAACTCATGTTTGGGTACGCAGTCATGCGCCCACTCCATGAGCTGACGACGGTACTGGTCCACTTGTTCCACATACGGTGCGCGGAGCTGGTTGGTTTTGCGTAGGTCGACGGTGAAACCCTTGGTTTCGTCCACACCGATCCAGTTCGAGAATCGGATCAGGTGGTTGTACGCCCTGGTGGCTTCCTCGTTCATATCGAGGATGTCTTTGACGTATTTCCACACGTGGTAGGTGTAGTACACGTCGTAGGCGTTGTAGAGATGCACCATGGAGGGGTGGTAATCACCCACCCTGGTCATCTCCATGCTCTTGCCGCCCAGTTCCACAGCGGTGAGCATGGCAGGGTAGGCATGCTGAAACCATTCCTGCCGTGTGGGGTAGGAGGCACGGGAGAGTTTCCCGAACCCCTCGAACGTCTCCCAATCGTCCACACCCAGGACCTGTTTGGCGATGACCTTGAGTCCCTGGTTGCTTGCAGGCCACAGCACATAGTGCATGAGCATGGTGTCCCACGTCAGCTTGAGGCTGATGTCGAGGTCACCCAGCTGACTGCACAGAGTCACCAGGTCGAACTTCCCATTGTGGGCAATGATGTCGAACTGCTTCAGTTCCTCGATCAGCTCGGGCCACTCGGTGTCCAACAAGTAACCAGGGATGACGACGACCTCGTGGCCATCGTAGAGACCCACACACACCAAGGGACGTTCCTGTGGGTGTAGGAAATCGTTGTCCCCGTGAGTCTCGATGTCGACTACCAGCTCAGTCTTCGACGTCCTGCTCCCACGGCTGGTAGTCAGCCAGGACATCACTTCCTCCCTGGAACCCAAGGTCCTCCAGGTAGGAGTCTCCGGACTCGTCGATTCCCTCGATCGGGGGTGCTGGTCCAATTTCAGCAAGGGCAAGGAACTCTTTTTCGGATTCCGGCACATCTTCAGTGCTCGTACCAGCGTCGTCAGCGAGTCCGGCTTGGTCCGGATCTGGCTGCTGCTCAATGTAGGCAGTCCGCTCAAGTTCGGCTGTCTCCCCAACATGATCAGGTTGGGTGACTTCTTCGCCGTCTCCAGGCTCGTCGTCAAACGGATTCGTGTGTTGACCTTGGCCAGCTCCTTGGCCTTCTTCAGGATGTCCTGTACCACGGGGTCGATTTTGTCGTTCGAGTAGATGGTAAGGGTCAACGATTCCTTCTTCCGTGTTCTCGTACTTGGTTGCCACCAGGTACCTGCTGAATCCGAGGAGCTTCATGACCAGGGAGCGGTCCGATCGTGCCTGTGGTCCCAGGAGCTGGTCCAGTACGTTGCGGCTGACCTTACGCCTGTCTGCCATGGCCTGGATGACCGTGTGGATTGACTGGAGGTCTTCCGGATCGAGGTGACCGCGTAGGCGTCCCGTTCCGTACCTGTGTGGTGTCCGGGACCTGAGCTTGTGCCGGGTGAGTACGTGGTAGCTCCTGCCGATGAGCGACAGGAACGTACTGCCCGACAGGGGCAGGTCCAACCAAGCGGACTCCAGCTGGATCTTCAGCATCCCACCAAGTCGTTCCTCTTGGTGTCGTTGGAAGAGGTCATGCACCTCCATCATTCTGCCGATGAGCCACAACCGTTCCTTGGGTGTGGCTTCGATGCGGATAGTTCGATCGCTTGCCCTGAGTGTTCTCATCCTGACTCCGAGATGTAGACCTTGTTGTTGACCACCTTCAGTTCACCCGCTGCCTTGAGATCCTTCACCAGGGGTGAGAATTCGTTCAATGTGCAGGCATCCTTGAACTGGTTGTACAGGCTGTTCTGTGTAATACCTCTGTTTCCGTTCTTGGACACAGCCAGGAGGATGTCCTCCAGGAGTTTGCTTCGTGTTGTGGATGCCACACGGTTCACCACAAAGACCAAGTGCGTGATGCACTGCTCGGTGAACTTCATTGCTCGTAGGAGATGCCGCATCTGCACTTTGGGTTGCATTTCTGCCATTGCCAGGAGTGTGGCGATCTTCAGCATGGCGTGTAGGGTCCGCTCAATGGTTGGTTCAATGACGGACTTGTGTCTGTGCTGATTGGCCCACAGGAGTGTCTTGTATCGGACATCGTTGAGTCTGTTCCAGGCATCTTTTTCCCAGAAGATCTTGACTTGTTGTCCTCGGGGGACCCTTGATCCCCACCACTCCCGTGCGGTACGTAGTTGCTGCAAGATCAGTTCATAAGCTCTGTCTTCCTGTTCCACGTACAGTCCGTTGTCGTCCAGTACCTCTTCGGACTGTTCGATTTGTGTGCTTTCCCTGGTGGTGGGCGGGGGATCTGCGTGGACGTACATGAACCTGGCCAGGTGGCCCGAAGCGAAGTCGTTCAGAGTCAGTGACTCCGTTACATGCTCGGTGACACCTGTCATGTACATGGCAAAGCATGTGTCAGCTGGCTGTGAGCTGGTCACGTCCCCCGTGGCTCGGAGTTTTCCCTGGACAGTGCCGTCGTACAGCTCTGTCATCATCTCCTGGAGACCGGCCAGGTAGTGTTTGTGTTTTTGCTCGGAGAACAGGCCGTGAACCTCGTCCCTGTGATACAGGGATGACAGTCCGTCACGTTTCAGTAGCTCATTGTGGAGTCCTTCCGGTGTGACGTTGGACCCCAGGTCGTAGAAGAACTGGTTGTCGCTGATCTGCCTGAGCAGTCGTGTCATCATCTTGCGCACCGTGGACTTACGGCTCTTGGTCGTACCCCCGAGCACCATGAACCAGGTGTTCAAAAACCCTGACTCGTATTTCACGGAGGGTCTGCCGTACTCACCGAACACACACGAAAGCACCGTCAGGAACGTTGCTTCGTGGTACTGCCTGACGGCATCGGTTTTGGTGGCTGCCCACCCCACGTAGTGGTCCAGGATCGTGGGAGGGACCGCCTCCCGTTCACTGTGGGTAAGCATCTCCAACGCCAAAGGACGTTCTTCCCTCTTGACAGGGATCTTGGGCTCGCCCACTTCGTCCACACCGGAGTCCTCGTATGCCTTGCACACCTCCCTCCAGAATTCGGTCTTGTGCCTGCCTTTGATTCTGGTCTTGCAGTATGCGACCTCCCACGCCAACACCAAAGCCACAGATTTGGGTATCTGTGCCTCTGCCATCTTTCGCAACAACAGCCACATGAGCTGCGATCGGTTGCCCTGCCTTCCCTTGGCAGGTGCCCTGCCCTTGACATGCAGCAGTTCGGTGACTTCCTTCAGGTGCGCCACGGCTGACAGTGCTTCGTCGTAGCTGGGCAGCTCCATGGGCATGGAGCCCGTGTGGACCTTCAAGGGAGCCGACCCATCCTGTGGGTAGGCATCCAAAATGTCCTCGGAGGTGTACATCGTTCCGTCACTGTGTGCAGTGACGGTGAACGGTTGGTCCAGTCCTGGTTTGTTGTTCCGTGTGGAGGGCACCCGAAGCAGCTTGCCCAGGTTCCATCCGGAAGTGTCGCAGCCTTCGTCTTTGTGGACGTAAGCGATGTTGCGGGAGTTTTCTGCCACCTCTTCGGGGGTTCCGGGGTTGGCCAGTAGCCAGTACAGGTGGTAACGGCCAGGGGAAGTCTCCACAGACACTGTGGGACGTATACGGAACTTCTCGGGGGACGCTTGGTCGGCATCCGCGTAATTGACCCCGACCCACAGGGCGTTTTCCTTGGTCCTGCCCTTGTCCTTGTCCTTGTAGATCACGGGGGAAAAGTAGAGGTCAGCGTGCTTATTCTTACTGACCGTGAGCACCAGACCGTTACGTTCCTGTGGCCAGGAGAACCACAACTGCTTTGTGGGACCCACACCGGGGGAGGGGTCGAAAATACCCCCTCGCGGGTAGGTGGCCAGTGCTACGTAGCCACCATCAGGGGCGTTACCGAAGATGAGGTCGAAAAACTCCCCCGGGCCGACCTCTTTTGCCATTTCATAGCCTGCCTCTCTGGGTTGGGAGATGGAAAGGGGCACCGCACACTTGGTGAACGGTGCCCCTCATCCTAGATGTTTCCGTTGATACCTAGGAGACGCAGGAGACTAGATGTAGCTCTCCGTGGAGAACTCACCGAGCCCACCCAGGCCGCTCTCATCTTCTTCCTTGGGGGCTGCCCAGTTGCCCAGCTCCTCGTAGTAGGCCGTGCCATCAGTGGGAACAGCCTGCTTGTTACGGCCAAAGGAGCGCTGGTAGTTCCCGGAGGCGTCCTTCCAGGTGTAACCAAGAACACGGGCCTGAACGGTCTTTCCGACCAGGGACTGGGGGTCCAGCTTGGAGAAGTTGACGCTTCCGCTGCCCTGGACCATTCCCACACCCTTCAGGAAAGGTCCCCAGATGAAGGGGTTCTTGGGGGAAAAGGTAATGGTCTGGAGGATCTGCTTGTTCGGCCCCCAGGTGTCCTCAACAGTACGAAGGGTCATCTTCCACTGAGGGTTACCGGCCTGCGAACGAGCCGCCTCCACTTCGTAGATCAGGAAGTTGGTGACCGTCCCCGCAGGAATGGGGACGTACTGGGACGAGGTGTTGTCCAGGTCCTCATCAGTGAGGTTGAGGACGAAATCCTCGGTGGACTCGCCGGTGGTGTCCTCGACGGTGGTGTCTTCCTGGACTCCGAAGATGTTTTCCATGGTCATGAGAATACTCCTTGATTGTTCGCGTACTACTTGTTGATGTGCGCCCAGATATCGGGCAACGAGGGGTTATTCATGGTGGGAGGAAGAACACCCAGCCTGTCCTTCGCGGAGATGAGGGTGTTACCCACAGTGGAGTTACGGAATCGCGCCATGGTGCGGGTACCTCCCTCCGAATCGTAACCCAAACTCATGTGGGCCAAGATGTGGGGCTTGCCTCCCAGCTCACGTTTTGCGATCCTGCCTGACATGTCGGGGGACATGCTCAGCTTACCGGTCTGCTCGTCCTTGTCGACATGGGTGTGGGTGACAAAAATCGAGAAGAATTCTGCCTGCATATAGCCGACGATGATCTCGGCCATCTTGGTACCCAACACCCCGTAGTCAGTCAGGCTCGTGGTCGATTCGCCCAACGAGTTGTTGGTGTTCTCGATGAGCTTGACCCCAGCCAACGAGGTGAGCTGGTTGCGTTGTTCGTCAGTGAGGCGGTTCGGCGGGATGGACTGGAGCCTGCGCTTCAGCTCTGCCCGCTGGATCATGTGGAGCTGGAGCTGGGATTGGATACCGTTCACGGTGTCCAGGACCACAGTCTTGTAGCCGTGGTCTCCCCGCATGACTCGTGACAGTACCTGCCGTGTGGTGTTCCAGTCCTTGAGTTGGGCCACCTTGATATTGGGGTTGTCCCTGTACTTGTCCGCCACAGCGGCGGCGGAGTTCTCGGTGTCCAGGAACAGCACCGGGGACAGCTCTTCTACCTCCACAGCGGAGGCTGCCAGCCACGTCTTGCCGCTGCCGGGCTCGCCGTAGATGGCCATTCCTGTGGTTGTGGGCAGCTCTGCGGGTGCCTTGAGTTCCACACCCAGGTCGGACAGGTCCAATGAGGGGACCGTCATATTATCTCCTTCACGCTTCCATGTAAGGGGCTACGTAGCAGCTGTAGCATTCGGGATCTTGTTCCAGATCACTTCCTTGTCCGTCTTGGACTTTCTGCCAGATCTTCTCCAGCCTGTGGAGTGCGCTTTCGGCTGCGTTTCTGTTGTAGGGGGCAAATCCTGCCCAATGGTCCGAAATACTGTTGGAATCTCGGGGGATGAAGAACAGACACACGTCTTTGACCGTGGTACCTGCGTTCTGTGCCCCTAGGCCGTACATGTGCGCCTGGAATTGGTACCTGGCAGGGGGACCTTGCAGCTTGTATTCCCGGATGTTGTATTTCCAGGCTGATTTGTAGTCCAGTACCGTGTCGTCCTGGATCAGGTCGACGTGCCCTTTGATTGTGCCGTAGTTGGGTAGTTCCCACACCACGACAGTGGACTCCTTTACACCGTACAGGTGTTCTCGTTCCATCTTCTCGTGGATCGCCGTGCCCACCCATGCAGCGAGGCTGAACCCCTCATCCCATGGTGTGGAGTGCTCGTCCCACCACAGTTCGGGGTACTTACGACATAGTGCCTTTCCCACACAGTGGCTACAGGCGTTGGCGATCTCGCTCGGCCCGATGGAGGACTGTTTACTGCGGTCCCCTGGCGAGGTGATGGTGTCGATGACCGTCTTGACGATCTTCTGGCGTCGTTCTCGATCAATCAAGAGGCATGTTCCTCACTGCTCGAATGATGTAATCCTCCACGCACTCTTCGTGCAGCAGTTGAGCCACACGGTGCTGGAATCGCATGACAGCCACCGAACTTACTTTTCGATCCATG